GGTCATTGTTCCCAATAACCCCGGCTGTTGCGTTAGCACCATATTTTTCATCCACTGACTATTCAGCGCCATATTCGCACCGCGACCTGCCGCCATGCCTCCCGCAATGAACGGTAAAGCGGCAGGGGCTGCCCCGCTCGCGCCAAGGCCCATCATGCCGAGAGTTACTCGCTGCGCTGCACCGTGCGGGGCTTCTCTGGTAACCAGAAACTGAGCGGCAATATCCGCCAAGTCTTGCATTTCAGGGTTGTTAATCCCCTTCATGTTTGCTAGGCGGCCTACCGAAATTCCACCCTCTGCCCCATTCTGTGCGAGACCCTCAAGGTCAAGCATGTTTCCATACTGCTGACGCAATGTTTTGAAAGCTTGCGCCTCATCAACAGGCAAAGAACGGTTGAGCGCCCCCATCAAGGATTTTTTAACCTCACGGGCATAGTAGGCTTCATTGCTTCCGCGATTCCCGATACGATCAAGCGTCTTTTTGATGTTGTATGCTGCTTGCCCATCAATAAGGCCATTTCTGGATTTGCTTATGATCGCATTGATCTGATTCTGAATAACCCTTGCCTGCAAGGGATCAAGTTCATTCAGGACGGTTTGCTCATGCCGTGCAAGATCATCAAGAAATTGCGGGTCAACCTTGACCGCTGTCTTGGAAAGAACGTCGTCAAACTGGCTACCCAATTCGTTGCCTGCCTTGCGAAGCGCCATTGTGACGTTATCGCTATCCTGACCGAAAGTGCGAGATACAGCACGGTTGAATTGCGAAATAACACTTTTCTCTTTCGCTGCTCGGCCACTCAGCGGAACGTAATTCAATGAAGCCGCCATCGCATTGAGTGGCTTGCTGTTTGCAATGCGATCAGCCGGGATATCAATTCCTAGCGTCTTGGCCTTTTGATAGAGCGCCGATACTTCGGGGGATACCTTGCCTAAGATAGCTTTCCCTGCCTCGCCAGCAGCTTTTGCTACTGCTGGAATCGCACCGCCGATTACTGCTCCTGTTCCAGCGTCAGATGGATTGATACTCCCGGCTGTTGCTGCTCCGGTGATTGCACCGCCCGCCATACGGGTAGCCATATCGGCTACCTTTCCAGTAAATGTTTTAGCGGCGGGCGAACCAATATTGAACCCGCCAGACTCAATTGCATTGATCAGTTTCGGTGCAGCATTAGCAACAGCAGGAATCGCTTTTAATACTTTGGCTAACATACCACCCATGCCCGCCGTCCCTGCAATCTGGGAGCCTAACGCCCCGCCCTGAAAAGCCAGCGATTCAGGGTCGGAATTTTCCTGAAAGAATTGCCCAAGAGAGGCCCGGCGCTGCGCATTGGTTATATCTGTCATGCCAGTAGCATTAAGAGCCGCATCGACGGGACGCAGCAGAGTGGCCCCAATATCAGTGGCCCCCTTAAGTGCGCCCATACCGGCATTCCTGAGCGTGTCGAGAACGTTGTAACGGAATCCGCCAGTAGCCTTTTCTACGCTTGATTCTGTTGGAGAAGATTGACGGGCTAACTGGTACGCGGCGGCGACCTTTTCAAATTCAGGAGACCCCTTCTTGTCGGCGTTCGAGACAATCCATCCAGCGTAGTCTTCTGCACTAGCCATTATTGTCCACCCCGCAGAATGGCATCGGCCTCATCAAACACCGCACTAGACGATGGCGCAGGTTGTTGAGGTCCTTTGCCTGCACGCATTTTCGCATTATTCACGGCTTTTCTGATAACGTCTTGGTAGTCCTTTACCGCACGGGTAAATTCGGCTTCCGATGTGGCATTGTCCATGCGGGCAATTGCTTCCGTTGCCTTCTTGCCCTCCATTTCCGTGATTTGTCCGCCCCCCTTCAAGGTATCGAACGCCGTCAGGAAAGCGCCGCCCTTAACTTGGTCGAGGCGATTCATGAAGTCCCGCGCATCCGTTCCGGGTATCTTCTGAATACCAAATACGGAACTCCCGCCGACTGCCTGCTTAAACCCCGGATGTTTCAACAGCTCATTAGAAAGTCTCAAGGCTTCTTCACCTTTGGAAATGGCTTGCGGCAGGTTTAGTGATGATTTTGCCTGCTCCTGCCCGGTTTCCTTTGCCCCAGCAATCTGCCCCTGCAACAAGGGGCTATCGGTCGCCCGCATAACGGTTTTCCCGCCAATAGATACAGGCGCAACTTGACCCGTTCTAGCATTACCCGCGACATATCCATCAGCAGTCGGCAAGAATTGAAAATATGGCGTTGCATTAGGCTCTTGACGCCCAGCAGCGGCAATCTGCTTCTTCATAGCCACATAACCCGGTATGCCCACTAATTGACCGTTGGCATACTGCATGCCTTCCGGTGCTTTCATCGGCGCAAAGCCGATATTCGTGCCGTCAGCTCTCCCCGGAATCACCCACTTCTTCACCGTGCGCCCAGGATTCGTCGGATCATCGAGTTCAACAAGTTGCGGCTTTTCTTTATCCTTCATCATCAAAGGTAGTGCAGTATTCAAATCTAATGCACCAGACTGCAATGCCTGATTGATAAAGTTCGGATCTTCCATGTTGGGCATATTCTGCATGAACGCCATGCGCTTCTTGAGTTCATCCAATTTCATCTGATTGACCTGATTCGTCTGCGCATCCTTATATCCCTGCATACCCATCTGTCCCGCTTGTCCTATAGCCTGCCCCAAGGAAACAGGACGGGAGGACGGGCCACCCGCCGAGAGCAGGCCCAAGGCCATTTGAGTCATCATTGCGCTTTGCGGGTCAGTAGCGAAGTCTAATAATCCAGCCATTTGTGTTTTCCTTTAGTTATTTCCCAGCAAACCGCGCCATTCGCCCGGTTGCCAAGGTATATTACCTGTAGCCTGTCCATTTCGCTCAAGGATGCGGATTAAATCAGGGTCAAACGCGACGAAGTTGCTGGAGCCTTGACCTGCCCCGCGTGAGCCACCGTCTAGGTAGCGGATTCCTGGGATGCCGTATTCGTTGGCAAGCATGGAAAACGTCTTTGATGCTTGGCCGTTTCCAGTAGAAGCAATGTCACTTTCAAATGCCCTGTGCAGACTTGACCCTGTACTATTGCCACGTTCAAAAGGCTGCAAAGATTCAGAGAACATCCCGCCCGGAACGTGCTTCTTCATTTTCTCTATAGCCGCCTGCACTTCCGGTGCTTGCTGACTCAGCGGCTTGTCCCAATCAAGAAAGCGGGCTACGGCTTCGTCGGGGAGGTCGGTTTTGTAGAGGGAGCCGCTCTGCGCCTCTTGGTATCCCTTGATGAGGTCGGCCAACTTTTCCTGTGGGATTTCTCGCGTCGATGCGTTGGCGTACTGAAGCCTCCGCGCCGCAATCATTGGGTCAGGGTTTGCGCTCGCCTGCCTGATCAGTTCGCCCCGCGCTCCGGCTGACAACTGAAGCCCTCGCTTCTCAGCCTCAGGTGCGATGTCAAATGCTCGAAATACGTTGGTTGTTTGATAGGACTTCGCCACATCCGGCGACTCAGCTAGATACAACCCATGCCCATAAGCCTGCGCACCCTCACCCGTCCCGATCTTGTCTAGGCTGAACTTGTCGAACTTATGCGGTGAACCATGCCAAGCGGTAATCCCCAGCGGAGCAAAGCCTAACGCAGTTTGCGAGCTGTCCAAGGCGTTCTGTGCCATGATTTTCGGGTCACGGGTTGCCCATGCCGCTTTGGTTTTGGCTTGACTAGCGGCGGCTCTTGCCGTGAGATTATTTAAAATATCCATCAAGGCTTGTTTAGGGTCGGCCAATAATCCCTGCACGTTCTTTTTAGCTTCACCCGCTACAGATGAGGCGTAATCAAGCAATCCCGCCATGTTAATTACTGCCCTGTTGAGGCATCATCAGATTTCGGTATACTTGAGAACCCAGCAAGCCACCACCGAGCATGTTAGACACGGGGTTGGTATAGATCGGCTGCGAAGAAGTCCCACCATAGCTCCCTGTAATCGCCTGCCCGTATTTGTTGATGTTCGTCCAGGGGTTCGATGCGCTGTTCTGCCCCGCAGAGAACAACGGGCCAAGCGAGCTGACTGTGCGATTAACCGCATTCTCACCGAGCTGTTGTTGCGTCCCGTAATCCTGCATTCTTGCATTAGTAGCAATCTTGCCTAAAGTATCCGCAGCAGTACGCCCAAAAGCCTCTGTCACGCCGGAATTCCCGAAAGAACCCGATGCCCTTTGTGCCTGGTCGTACATGGGCATGAGGTTGCGCATGGCGTCTTGTGAGGCGTTGTTGATCGTCTGGGTCAGGTAGGGATTGTCGACGCCAGCCAGCGGGTTGGTTTTCGGGCCATTGGCAAAGCCTTGCATTCCCGTGAGTGCCGTTTGCTCGTAGGGCGACATGGCACCCGTATCAGAGGCGGTTTTTGCCTTGTTGAACAGGTCGAGTAGATACGGCTGCTGTGGTGTCCAGGGGGCTTGCGTGCTGGTTTGCGTGCCGGTTTGTTTGGAACCGTCAAGACTGCCCAATAATCCACCAGCGAGAGTTGCCAATCCGCCGCCAGAGGTTAAACCGCTCAGTACCGTGTTCGCAAGTGTTCCGGCATTGCTGGCGATTGAATCCCACCAATTACCCCCTGTTGGACCAGTAACGGAAGCATCACCTGTCGGTGACCATGTGTAATTTGAATTCTGCGTATTCGACCACGTATCCCCAGCGGACGGATAACTGGTGCCATACGAGGGGTCAGAATAGGGAGGGGAGTTCCACCATTGCGGGCTTGAGTTAGATAAATCAATCCCGCCCACGGAAGAGTTTGGATAGTACCCAGTCAAGTTAGGGGCAAGATAGGATTGCGGGTCGTAGTTGAAAGAGTCGAATATGCCAGCCATAATTAACCTCTGCCTCTCTGTTGAATCATCTGTTTTGCCTGTGCTTCGGTGTAGCCCTTCTTGCCTAGCGCTACCATTGCTTGCCTTACCCAATCCGGCATCTGGGCCTGTTGTGGTGCGGGGGCAGAGGGGGCAGAGGGTGAACCCCTGTTTTGTGACGCCATGATCGTATTCAGCAAGCCGGGGGAAGACTTCACAAGGGATTTCAATGCGCCGTTATCCATGCCGGAGGCTGCCCCTTGCGCCAATCCGTTAATGCCTGACAGAAGTCCGGACTTCAGGACATCACCGCCCTTGATTGCCGTCCCCAATGCCCCTGCAGTACCTTGAGAAAGCGCAGTGGAAATAGCGGGGGATAGAGAGCTCCCTATTGCTCCTGCGACTTGATTGCCCGCAAAGGTACCCAAGCCTGACGCAACACCATTCGTCAGGGATTGTTTCAAATCCCCTCCGCCCAGTGCCGTCCCGCCTGCCGAGATCAAGCCTTTCGATACATAGGGAGCAACGGAACTGGCAACCCCAAGGCCTTGCAGGCCGCTGCTTAACGAGTTGGTAATTCCAGACCCCACGCCCGGCATGCCCATGACAGAAGCAATGGCCCCTCCCCAGTTCCCTTGATCTGCCGAATTCGCAGCATTCAGCGCCATTGCGGGAACCTGCCATGGGCCGGGGATCATTGAAGCGATGGTTGCAACCGGGCCTAGTCCGCCAAGGAACCCGCCATCATCATGAATCTGCATGTAACCCGCATTGGAGTAATCCCCCCCCGGCTTGATCCCCGCAGGATTGGCATATCCCCCTTCAGCGCCCATGCTGCCCAGATCATTGTTCGCTGGATTCCTGTGTGCTAGAGCATCGGATAGAAAAGCTTGGGGATTCGACCTCGCCCATGACTGATATTCAGGGGAATAATGCGACCATTCATTTGTATCAATGCCCTTGGTGTCACTGTTTGATTGAAGCAAACGATCAAATTGATCAGGGGATATGGATAACGATCCATTGGCGACTTTTCCGTACAGGTCGGATACCTCTCTTCTGTTGAGGGGTTTGGTATCCGCCCCCGACAAGTAGCCGGAATAATCCGATCTGGGTGCAGCTAATTGCGCATAGAGTCCCCCGGTTCGCGGGGGTTGTGGTTGAATCCAGCTAGATAGCGGAAGCCCTGTCTTGAAGAGATGGAACGGGTTCCCCTTTTGATCAAGAAAAGGAGCAGGGTTTTGACTTCCAAAGTTTGACAATCCGTTCCCGTTGAGTGAATTCAGCATATCAATTTCCAGTTAAAAATCTGCATTGAACCCATGTCCCCGGCGTGCCGGAAACTACACAAACAAAACCCACAACAACATATTTGCTTCCCGCCGTTCCCGCTTCAACCGGGGCACTGTGGCGGATATAGTCGCCTTGGCTGTATGTTCCTGTGGTCGGGGCAGAGGTATAGGCATTCGTTACAGCGGAAACATGCCCCTCAGTCAGGGCATTCAATTGGCTTGCAATTTCGCTAAATCTCTTTCCTAGCGTCCATTTGAGCGAATCCAGCCATGTCACCGTAGGCTGTGGATTCGTTGGCAGCTTGGCGTCAACGTTAATTCTCATTCTGTCCCCTCACCTTGAAGAGAGACATCAATACTCGATAATTCAGACACGCCCGAGGTACTTAGCTTGAGACGATGCCAGCGGCTTGACCGGAACAAGTCACACTTGCCGCTAGTCATGGTGACGGTCTTATCTTGTGTCAGGCTTGACCCGGAAGTGTTGCGGTAATAATTGGTCAGCGTGGCCGAGGTAGGGGCTGTGCTGAACCTTGGGCGTACTCTGTCTAGCAGGCTGAACGTATTATCATCCCCCAAATCCCCAGTTGTTATTGAGCAAGTCCCCGGTATTCCGGTGAGCGTTTGCATGGTGTGGGACGTATCGAATATCGTGGGAACGGGGTAGTTCTGTGTCCAGAATGGCGAATCGTAAGTCACCGTAATATCTGCATAACTGGCAAAATAATTACCGATATTCGCGTAGGTAATTTGTCCTGTCAGGTTTTCCAGCCCCGCTTCTGCCCCGCGATTGATCTTTCCCCATTTGTCTGTTTTATAGTTGTAGCAAATGCAACTGTCATTGATTCCCGTGGTGGCGGAATTACTGGGATAAAAGAACATTACCAGTGAGTTGATACGGTCATGTAAACCGACGATCTTGTATCGGTATTGCTTGTTCAAGTCGGTAAAGAAAGTCTTCTTGACCGGCCCACCAATCGCAATGGGACGAGAACCGTCAAAAAGATAGAAGTCCTCATAGCCGACAAAGAAATGGGCCGACCCAATAGAGACAATGGCGTCATTGGTCGAACATCCAATATCCCCCGGTAGCTGGTTGAATTCAAACACCGCCGGAGAACCCACATAACGCCCGACAATAATTGACCTGTCCTTGTAGGCAATGATTTCATCCCCGAGCCGTTTCCATCCTCTAATCGGGCCGGGTGAACCGATCAATCTACCCGTTGTGCATTGCGTGGCTACTGCTGGCGTCCAGCCATTCACATTGTTATATTCAGAACACCACCATCGGTCAGACTGATCGCCATAAGTCCCCTCGTTGGTATCGGCCAATAGAACAAATCCGGGCAGTGTTTCGACAAATCTTGCTTTTGGTGCGCCCGCTATGTCAGCGAATGCACCAGTGCTTGATGATTGCAATGTGTCAGACTTGATCGCCGCAAGCGATGTATCACCAAACTGTGCAAACGACCAGCGATGATCAGAACCAGCGCTATAGCCCCCGACTTTTGAACGGTCGGTATAAGTCGGTGCGGCAGAGGCTTCATAAAGCGCTCCGGCGGTTCCCGCGAACAAGCGCACCGAGCCATCCAGCTTTTGCAGCAGAGCCGCCCCCAGACAGGCAGTCGCCAGAGCATCAAACCCGCCTGACGTGTTGGAAGGGGCTGCCCCGTAGCCTTTGGCGGTAGGGTAGTAATCGACCAGATTAGTAATAATCCCCGGTGTCGATGGGTCAAGATCAGGCGCGTAGCCTGTGAAGGGGATCAGCATTACCAGCGCCTAGGCTTGATTTGCAGACTGCCCCGACGCGCAATACCCCGTCTCTCGGAATGTCTGCGGACTGAATCCAGCAAGGTATTCACCGTGGGTTCCAGCTTTTGTACTTCGCCCAGATTCTTGGCGTCCCGCGCATATTCAAGCGCAGCGGCATACAGGTATAAGTCTGGCGCGTTAATGGATAGCCAGTTTGTTGTGTTGGTATCCGATAATCCCGTGATCGATGGGATATAGAACAGGGTGTAGCTATAAGCGTCTGCTGGAGCTGGAAACAGCCTGAGAACATTATTCTCTAGTGTGTAGCTGGCGGGGAATCCCGCAGTCGTGGATACATCTGGGTTAATGGCGGAGTCGATAGTCATCTCTCGCCCTTGGTAAGTAATCGTCAGCCGTGACACCTGCCCAAAATCAGCAGGCAGTGTAATCGTGCTTCCCGAAGTGGTTGAGGTGACTGAAATCTCAATCTCGTTCAGGCTCAATTCACGGAATATATGGGCTTCTGCCAACTGAATGAATGTCGGCAATTTAGCGGTCAGATCATCCCGATGCGTGTAATTCACGATGGCATTCTGCAGGTCGGTATAGTTCATTTGAGATACCTGTCGAAAGTGACGAAATGGGTATTGATGCGCAAGAAGTTCTTGATCAGCTTGGTGCGCTCTCGCTGATCTTTAATCATGAGAAATTTGGCATAAACATGCGGGGGAATGCTGCCTACTTTTCTTCCTTCTCCCCATGACATGCCAGCACTTTCGTTACGTTCCGCCTTGCATTGATCAATTAACGGCTCTACGTCATAGCTTTGAATCTTGACAGCCTGGTCGCCTTCAAACTTGATCAGGGTACGCACGCCAGCGGCGTCATAGCCTTCATCCAATTCAAACGATTCTATTGGCGTCATAATTTCTCCAGAGTAAAAATAGGGGCTTTTCACCCCTTCGGCCTTGCGGCTAAATCAATGAACCAGATTAACCGCCTGACAGATCGGCGGCCTTGCCGAACGCATTAGGGGCGCGCACGGCAAAAGTGGTATCCGCTGTAATCAGGGTTTTCTGGCTATCACCTGTAATGCCCATTTCCTGAGTGCGGAACCCGTCGAGGAAAACGACCTCACCATACTCGGTATTCAGCAAATGAACATCTGTTGCACCGGCCATCAGGTAGTGAGGCACGATCTCCAATTCGCCGAAGTCAGACATATAAACGTCAGCCCCGCCAACAATCCGGCCTTGTTCTTTCTTGCCGACTTGATAGCGATTGACCGCAATGCCAGTGAAGGTAGAGAACACCCCTTTATGGTTAGGCGACATCACCGCCATGCGCGGGACTTCACCAGAAGCAATATAAGCCTTCTGAACAACGTCTTTCAGGATGGTTTCCGTAAAGGCCCGTGCTGTCCCTGCGGTCGGCGCGGTTGTTGGTGCGCCGGAGGTCCATGCTGCGGTAGAACCGCCTACCCCGTGATTCGTATTGGCGTAGTTCTGCACGCCTAATCCGCCCGCTTTGGAAGCGGTCGTGGAGTTACCGGCAACAGCCACGTTATTGGAAACAATCGCTGCTTCCATATGGCGCTTGATTTCCAGCATGGCTTTGGCTTTTTGATAAGCCATCTCCGCCGCACGGCCCGCCTTCTTCACAATGTTGGCCCGGCGAGATACCGCAGGCTGGGCATTGAAAATCTGGCAATAGTTGCCGACGCGGGCTGTTGCCACCAACGCCTGTGCCGAAAAGTCATCGCCGTCAATCAGGGCGTTGTCTTTATTGGCGGTGGCGAGGGAGTCGCGCTGCCATTCGTGATAGGTGTTGTTCGTGCTGCTACGACCGAAAGCTGTAATAACTGGGGTTTCAGTAGGAGACGTGTTGAATATCTTGTCGATCAAGTCTTCACGTACTCCGGTTAGATCATATTTATCGTATAGGTTGGCGGGTTGTGCCATGATTTAATTCCTTTATCGTAAGAGTTCTGCTAAGTCGGACAACTTGGCGCGGCCGCCCTTGAAGCGGTCATTCAGCTTTTGTTGCCGACGCTCGTTAGCCGGGGTTGATTGTTTATTGGGCAATCGTGGTGCATCAACGGCTTTCTTGGTCACTTCCGCCTTTTTTGACTTTAGTGCCTGATAAGCAGCCGCATCCCGCAACGCCATCACCAGACGTGAGTCATAAACCCCCCCGAGTTCTTCATCGGTGAAGCCATAGATATTCTTCGCGTCTGTATAAATCTTGGCGAGGGCTGGCTTGTCTATCTTCTCCTTTTCTAATACCGTCCATGCTTTTTGGTATTGTTCCTGGAGCGTTTGCGCCTGTCGCTCGGTTTGCTCTTGATACGCTCTTTGCCTTTCACCATTGATCTGTTGATCAAGATAGTTCAGGTAATTGAATATCTCTTTTTGGCGTTGACTTTCTGCTACCCACGCTGCCGGGTCTGAATTTGCCAGTTCAGCAAGTTCAGCTTCGGTTTTGATCCCCGCCATGCTTGTCACTGCCGCCCGTGCTAATTCGGCCTGAGACAAGTATTGTTGGCGAAATTCATCGTGTTTTGCTTTTAGGAACTCTACCGCTTGATTTTCACGTTCCGCAAGGGCTTGCGTTTTTCTGGTGTAGTCTTGCTGGCGATGGTATCCCTTGACTAATTCATCTTCGGATACTTCAAGTTCTTGCTCTTCGCCATCGTCGCTTTTTATGGCGACTTTGATTTTGCGCTCAGGTGCAGGCGGGGCGTCTTCATCCTCGGAGGGTTCCTCGTCGGTATCTTCGTCCTCGTCCTGTTGAGTGGTTGCATCCTCGTCCGTGTCCTCGTGGGGTGGAGATTCTGCGTTAAGTGCCTCATTGTCGGGTTCCTTTTCAGGGGTGTCTGACAAGAATGAGGCGAGGTCTTCTAACCCTGCTTCGGGTGCTGAATCAGCGTGTCCGGGCATTTTGGTTTCCTATGGTCTAAATCCCCTCTCACGGCACTAGAGAGGACGCGGCGCATCACTGCGGTCGCTAAAAAGGCAAGTGCCTGCCTATAAAACTTGTCGAAAGAATCGGCGGGGCTTGCTTTCGTCCCGCAATTCGTTCAAATCAATCTTGTGTTGCGCCATCTTACCGCGCTCAATCATGCCGATCAACGTACCTTCGAATTTCTCTGCAACTTTCGCCAATTGAAGCAGTAATGTCTGGCCTTCTTTGTCTCTCACAGGGCATGCCTTCCATTGCTCGACAATCTGGTCTTTAAGCACCGTCATCGCCTCTTTGAAGGCGTCGTTATCTAGCACCTGGCGGGCTTCCATGCCGCGTTGGGCGGTTCCGTGATCAGTCATAGCAGTAGACATAGTGTTTCCTTAAAGGATGAGAAGTAAATCTTCTTCATCTTGCATTTCCATCGCTTGGTTGTAAATCTCAACGACTCGCTGCCAATCTTGCTGGGCAATCAGCTTCGGCAACTCAAAGTCTGTCTGCAACTGAGAAACTAGCGTTTTCAGCGCAGGAATATCGACGGTATCAACGGGTTCAATAGCCAGCGATTTGAAGGCTTTTTCTCTCGCCCGCTTTCTAGCCAGGCGGGAGGTCTTGTTCGATTGTTGAACAATCTCTTCTGCCTTGGCTTCCGCTTCAAGGTATGAATCTGCCTCTTCAACCGAATCAAATATGTATATCTTCTTGTTTCGCTTGATATAGACTTTGTTGCTGTATTCAAAGCCCCCTAACCTAAGCGGTGAACTTTGCTCAACCGTCGGCGCATAACCAGTAATGGTTATCGTGCCGACATCTGGCGTTATGTTTTGCGACGCAGGTGCTTGCTGGACTATCGGGGCATAGCCTGTAATCGTGATCGTTCCCCCGCCAGACGTATAGCCATTGCCGTTGGCAATCTCGTTAGCGGACATATCTGCTCAGACCTCATCCGTCGACGGAGCAGGCGTCCAGGCAGAGCTAACCAGTGCCAACTTGAATGTATTGGCTGGGTTGATTAGATTGGTAGCTGAGTTGAAATTCAGCTTTGCCTTGTCAGGGAAAATGAATGCGCCTGCTGCCATATAGTATTACTCCTTATTGAATTCCTGAAATTCGGCCATCTTGACCGCGAACGATGGGTCGCCCATTGATGGCAACTGCCCGCCCGTCTGCCCCTCTTTCAACCACTTTGGGCGAAGTAATATGCGTCACAATCTGGTTCAATGAATCCATCACATCAGAGAGCTTTGGCTGTCCCATGGGGCCATTGACGTCATCACTTCCCGCTTGCTCTGCGGATAGCAGGTTGTCCATCTTGGCTTGTGCGGAAATCTGAGCGACAGTTATCTTGGTGGATGAATCCAACTCGGCTTTCCACTGGTCAAACTGTAACTTTTGCGCGTCAAGGCTGGCCTGAATCTGTGCTTTCTGTATGTCTCGTTCGGCCTCTATCTGATTCGTCATGCGAGATTCTTGAGCCTGCATTTCCTGCTGATAGCGTGCTAGTTCCATATCTCGCTGCATTTCCCGTTGATGTTGCTGATCCTCTACCGACATCTTCTGCTGTTCTTGCTGTGCGAGGAACTGCATTTCTTGCGCCTTGGCCTGCTGCCTCATCTGTTCCACCAGCAATGCGGGGTCAGGTGGTGGCGGTTGAGGCGGCTGAGGTGGAGAAGTGGAAGGGTCAATGAAGAATTTCTGGACATCCTTGTAGCCCGAGTTCTCGACTTGCTTGCTCAATGTATGATAGATGTTCTCTGGCTTGGCCAGCCCCATCTGAAGGGCTTGTACCTGATTCTGCAAGATCATCTGCAACGCCCCTGCTTGCATCGCCTGATCACCTGTCCCAAGTCCAACATTGACTGTCATGTCATAACTATCGCGCCATTCGTTCGGGTCCAGTTCGACAAATTTATCCCGCAAACGCAGGGAGATTTTCTCCATGCCGCCTTCAGTTAGCAGCTTGAGAATCCCAGTGAAAATAGGCTTTAACAAGACTTCAGCGGCAATCCGTGCAATCAGCTCGATGCGTTGCTGGCTAGCGGATAAATCAATCTGGCGCCCCGTTGCCGTGTTATTCAGACTGTCGGGATTCATCCCTTGGGATGTTCTCGAGACGCCTGTGCGGTTTTCGCGCATTCCTTGCACGTATTCCAGCATGGGCATGGATGCAGCAGCAGCAAAGGGAGTGACATGCTCCTGAATGGCATTCAAGTCGCGCTGGCGAAGTATTGACCCCGGACGCGAATCCATCAAATCGTCAAGATTAGCTAATGGTGACCAGTTGGCATCGGTCAGCACCTTGGTGCGGGGGTTGTTGGTCAGGTAGAGATTATTCAGCGTTTGGCGCAGCAATTCGGTGTGCAGCTTTTGCAGGTCGCCGACCAGATCATGTACCCCCATGCCGTCCCAGCGGTGCGAGTTTGGCACGGGGGAGAATGTGGCAATGGGTACGTGTGAGCAAATTTCTTTCTTTAGAATCTTGTCATGCAGGCGGAGAATATTGACTCTTTCAGCAATGCCATCGCCGTCAATGTCCGCCAATACCCACTCCATCCTCAGCCAGCCTTCAGCCATCGAATCATCATCAGATTGTTCGTTGGACGGGCCGATACCGCTGGTAGATGTGCCGTCCTGACTAATCCGGGCTAGCCTAGAGGTTGAATCGCCTGAATAATCCGACCCGGCTGACCCGCGTAATTCACTGGATGTTACGTCGAATCCCATCTGCTTAAGGTCAGACGTGGTGACGCGCATCATACGTGCGACATAAGGGCAGTCTTGCAGCAAGGGGCTTGTCCATTCCCGTTCAATCAGCAAGTCTTCCGGGGAGAAGGCTTCAACCTTAATGATGGTTTTTTCTTCAACCCTCTTTAACCGCCCATTGAAAGCAATAACGGGTTCGTTAGTCATTGGGTCAATTAAGGGAGTCCCATCCGGCCCCATCATCGGCGCTGGGGAAGCCTCTTGTATCTCGCTGCCGTCTTGCGTGAGCATCGCCAGCATTTCAGCCGTTGCGCCCTTGAAAGGAACGCTGGATACGTCTTCTTTCTTTTCCTTGCGCCACATTACGGCGCAGTTACGAACTGTCAAAGCATCCGTGAAAGCGGTATGCAACACCATAAAGCCATTGTTCTGCTTGTAAAACACATAATTGCAGGCATCCGTCGCCTGCGCTGCGCCCTCTACATCGCCTTCTTGGCTTGGTTCAAAACTGACAGCTTTATCAGTAGCGGTAAACGTCTTGAGCAGCGATGGCAGTATCCATTGCACTGTGTCCTGGATGTCAGAGGCGACAATGCTTGACCAGCCTTCCTCCTCGTTGCCATAAGGCAAGCGGTAGTATTCACGTAGAGCAGTTTCGCGCTCGTTGCCAAGCGTGCCCCAAATGTAGGACGAGGCGGCGCTTTCCTTGCGATTCAGCAGTTCTAGCAGCTCCTCGTCGTCCATTTTACTCATGCGATGTATCTCTTTCTGTAAATGAGGGGTTTGGCTGATAGCGTGGCAGCCCCGATAGCGTCCGCCACAATCGCCATCAGGCCGAAGCTGTCCGCCCCGTGGCTTGACCAATCATGCTCAGGCCCAAGTCCGATGTTGCGGGTTTCATCCTGTTTTTCGTGATAGAAGCCGACAGCATCAAGCCCCGGCTGGGTTGTTGCTTCGTTGAACCACATCTGCGGGAACATGCGCCGGGCGCACTCAACTCGGGCCATCGCCGCGCCCTTACCCTGATTTGGCACAACCTCAACGGCATATCCGGCGTCAATCAGTGCTGACTTGTATGAAACATCGAACACCTTGTCTTGGGTGTTGCCGTCGTGCGGTAGCCAGATGGTGAGCTTGTCGCCGGTGTAGCCCCTACTGCGCAGCCATACTAGGTGAGCTGATAAAGGCTGACCAACCGCCTCGTAATAGTCAAGCACCCTGATTTCTTTACCGATAAACTGAGCGATCCAGATGGTGAATGCATCTGCTTTTTGTCCCGTTCCACCGATGTCGACAAACGCCCGCAGACTCATGAGCGGGTCAGCTCCTACCCGGCCAATGCGCCCCTCGGCCCGTGCTTGGGTGAGATGTTTGGCATAATAAGCCCCCACTAAGGTGGAAATGTATGCGCCTTCCCATATATGTTCATACTGGTCTGGCCGCTCTTCCAGGTCTCGCAGCCGATCCCGCTCTAGCTTTTCCGGGAACTTGGGATTGTCACGCCAGTTGCACTCAGCGATTTTAATCAGTGGGTCGGTGCTGTACCGGAACCTTTCAACTGCCGCGCTCTTGCGCTTTGGGTTCCAGGTGATCCACAACTCAGCGTTCCATTCTGTGCCCTCTTCCCTCAGCGTGGGGATCAGCGTCATGAATGCTTCGTCAGTAACAGGCTCGGCCTCATCAATCCAGCACAGCAATAATCGCCCCTTGGACTTGATGCTGGCAATGTTGCGATCCAACCCTGCAAACGTGAAGCTGATACGTCCATCTTTGCTCTTGATGTACTTGTCGCCAATCTCGTAGTAGTCAGCCAGCCACGGTTCGTCACCAATCGCCCGCTTAACCTCTTCTAGGCTCGAATCTTCCAGCGAGTTCATAAACTGCCGGGCACACAGGATTATTCCGCTTGTTCCAGCATGGCCGTGGATGTAGCCCTTCACCGCAGCCATCTTTGCAAAGCTGCGCGTTTTCCCCGAACCTCGACCACCGTAAGCTCCGCGAATATCCGCCCTGCCGTCAAATACTGGTATCAGCTTTGACGGTAGAGCGATCCTTGATGTCGTCACGTGAGCGGGACTAGCTCGATGCGTGTCGTCACCTCTCCGCTGATGGTGTGTTTTGCTGGTGCATTGAAGCCTTGCATATCATTCAGCACCTTGACTGCGCTGATCTTGTCCGCAGCCTTTGAATCGCCTTCGCCAATCACATCAACCAGCACTTTTACCGACTGCTCCCGCGTCCATAGGGACTTGTTTGCTAGCTCTGCTTGCAACTCCTGAACCCTTGCCCTTACCATGCCGTGAGCCATCAAGACGCTGGCTTTACTCTGAATAGTCTCAGGCTTCATTTTCTCAGCATCGTAGGACGAGCGGTAAGCATCCGCTTGAGTCATGCCACTAGCTACCGCTTGGGCGAAGTTTTCTTGTTTTGAGGTAAGCATGGGGGGCGAGTCCTTCCGGGTATTCGCAAGTTAAAGATTTAATTTTCAAGTCTGCTGACTGCTAGTGTTTTGGTGGCCTGCACGTATGGCAGGTCGGAGAGGTAGCGCAATCAGCAGGCGTAAAAAAAGCCACATAAAGGGTGGCTTGTGCGTTTCTTATGGGCGTGTCTCTGCCCACGTTTTGAATTGTACATTAAGAACATCAATAAGTAAAGAGTAAAAGAGATATTTTTTCACAGCAATTCTCTAATTCAGGTAAGCCCCTTTGCTTGAGCCTTGTCCCAGAAAGCGTTAGCGGCATCGACCAGCACATCCTCTATGGCTCTTTGCTTGAACTCCCACACAGCAGCCTCATAGACGTGTGAGATGACCATTTTGTGCTGTTTCTCAAGCGAATCAATCACGGCATCGGCGACCTTCGCTCGCCAGTTGTTTTGAGCCTCATAGACATGATCTGAGGCATCCTCACTGGCGCAGCCGCCGATATTTTCCAGCATGGTTGAATGGGTAGGATAGCCCCGGACATATTGTCCGCTCCGCCGCCAAGTGCCCCAGTTGGCTAAATTCCTATCTACATCGGCGGGAACGAGCTTGCGCAGTGCCTGATTCTTAGAGTAAAAATCATTTGCCATCGGATTCATGTCCTATTTTGTAGGTTTCGCAGAGTGCTTTCTCGATAAGTATAGCGCCCACAGGTAACCTCCTTATCAGTCAAATTTTTCCACATCGTTGCTGGGACAATTGGGACACATCTAAAGATGTGTGTCCCGTCCTGTCCCAGTCTACTGACGCATTGTCCAAAGGACAATTGTCCCAGCTTGTCCCAGTTTGTCCCAATTGTCCCAGTCAATTTTTACCCATACTTATCATCATTGCGCTTGCTGTTGCATTATCAATAACCATCCATCCATCATCTCTTGGATAGATTATTTGCGAGGTCAGCAGGTTATAAATCAACCGTCCTTTTTTACTTTCCTGACAATATGTTTTTGCGGTAGATTCAGATAATCCCTCGTTCGAGATTAAATAATCAATCAAAGCGCTTCTTGAAATATACGGGTTGTCATCTCTATTCTTGGCGCCGGAATGCCACCAGGCGTTTGTTAATTTTCGGATGTCTTTTTGGATCCCAGGTTCTTTTTTATCTTTTTTCTCAGGAGGATTTTCGTCAATTTTGAAAACAGCCCCTTTTATTTCATCGCCATCTTCATCAATCCAGCCAAGCGGGACGACTTCCAGCTTGCCGAAAAATGGTTGGATAGGTTCGGCATCCTTCATTTTCGTGCATGATATTTCGATGCTATCCCCAACCTTGGCCACCAGAATTGCGGAATCAAGCGATGCTTTCCAAGCTGAAGACCCACGTGCTCTTTGCTTTGAGTCGGCGGAGTGCCCTGTGTGATGGTTAAGACAAACGCTGGAATTGAGCGCGCGGGACACGATAGTGCAGGCGTTAAGCATGTTGCGCGTGTCCTTGGCGCTGTTTTCTTCCCCGGACATGTGGTTATTGAGCGTATCAATAAATAAAGCAACAGCGTCATCCTGCGTGATCTCTCGCACAGCATTGATGATTTGGGCTGCCGCAGCTGGGCTATCTACATCAATCGCTTTATTGGAGATTAGCAGATTGTCCAGTTCGTGAACGCCGTGCGCTTTACACCAAGCGGTCACCCGCTGCCGAATGCCATAGTTCCCCTCACCGGCCATATAGACAACCACCCCTGATTTTGTCTTATGCCCATGCCATTGCTTGCCAGAAGCGATATGGCATGCCATATCCAAGGTGATAAATGTTTTTCCCACCCCGGACTCGCCATAAACCATGCTGACAGCGCTGTCGGGCATCCACCCCTTGATAATCCATTTCAGGGGCGCAGGCTGGGTAAGATAGGACGTAGCCCGGGTGAAATAATAATCTTGGCTATCGGCTTTTGCGGCATCCAGAATAGCCTCTGCGGCCTCGTACCCAATCCCTGTGGATGCACCCACGTCTCCTTCGGGTTCATATCTTGAGACTGACCTGACGATCTGGGACAGCTCGGATGATGGCAGTGGAATCTCGCACCGGGTTTCGTTGGCGATTGAAAGCGAGGCCATGATCTCGGCCTCTGTAAATCCATATCGGCGCATGACGCCACCCATTGCCGCCAGCCCATTGTTGCGGCTGCCCTGAATCAAGCCACCGCCGCCTGTCATTCCTTGCACCCGAACAGCAGGCTTTCGAAGAGCGCGATAGGCCGCCATCCACCGGTCGGGTACTGTAAAAGGTGCAACCCCCTCAAACGGGTCAGCCGAGGCCTCCCATTCATACCGCCTGCCCTCAATGGTCGAGGGAAAGGCCACAAAATAACGCCCATCGGCCAACAGATCGACACCTTCTATCAGTTTGCATGATCTAATCTCGGGGTCATAAGTAGCAATGTGGTGTTCACCCCCACCGGCGGTTAGTTGCATCGCCGTGCCATCTGGCACATCACCGTTTTCTGTCACCCACTTTGCCCATGAATCATCACCCCCATTTCTTGGGTCTACGTCATAAACAATTATTCCTGACTTCTCGCCCGCTGCAATCCCGATATTAAAATCAGGATTCTGTGCCCACCAACGGGAAATTTGCTCAGGATCAACGGTTGCATCCTTGACACCGTGTTGCGTAGCGGGTGTCTTGCCGTTGGGAACCACTGGTAAAACGTGCCACCCCCAGCTGGCATAAGCTAATGCCGCCTCACCCTTGGTTATCATTGTTTTTGCTTTCGAAATAATTAGAAAGAGCGAGCATGACTTTGTATGTCGGGTTGGCGTTTCGGTTATTTCGAACCTCTCTAATGGTGTTGTAATGCAACCCTGTTGCATCGGCAACCTTGACTGGCATTCTGTCTGCCAGTGCTTTGCGTATTTGTTCAAGCGTCATCATGTTTTATGTCTCCATGTGGAAAATACTTGTTTAGATGTTGCAATAATACATTTTTTTGTGTATATTAGCAATCACTGCGCAAACGGAATTTCCCGACGGTGCAGAAACAAAGGAGATTAGAACATGGCAATCAATGTAAAAACCACCGGCGGAATATCATCCAACGGTGTTAAGTTGTTGGTTTATGGGCAGGCAGGCGCAGGCAAGACCAGCCTTATTAAAACGCTACCAAGCCCAATCGTACTATCTGCTGAAGGAGGTTTGCTGTCAATCCGTGACGCTGATTTACCGTACATTGAAATTGACTCAATGGGCACGCTGCAAGAGGCTTATCAATGGCTGCTTGAAAGCGAAGAGGCAAGCGGTTTTCAGTCAGTTGCAATTGATTCAATTTCAGAGGTGGCAGAGGTAGTGCTTAATTCTGAAAAGAAAAACAACAAAGACCCGCGCGCCGCCTATGGCGAGATGCAAGAACAGATGGCAGACATCATCCGCGCCTTCCGTGACATCCCTAACCGGCATGTCTATATGAGCGCGAAGCTAGAAAAGATGAAGGACGAAATGGGAAGCATCCTCTACGCGCCGTCCATGCCTGGGAACAAGACAGGGCAGGCTTTGCCTTACTTTTTTGATGAAGTGTTAGCCCTGCGTGTTGAAAAAGACCCAGAAGGCGCAACGCATCGCGCCATCATGTGTGATAGCGATGGCTTGTGGCAAGCCAAAGACAGATCAGGCAAGCTAGATACGTGGGAGGCACCTGACCTTGGCGCTATTATTAACAAGATCATGGGAGTTGATCATGGTTGATGAAGTTATGACCGACCTTGAACATCTGTCTACTTATTGGCTTGAGTACAAGGAACAAGAGCGCGTCGCCATAGAAAACCGTAGGATTGTTGAAGATGCGATGAAATCCATTATCGGCATCCAAGACAATCTTGATGGTACTCAAACTGAAGAAAAAAATCGCTACATCATCAAAGTCGTTGGGCGGATTGACCGCAAGGTCGACGCCGACAAGGTGCAGGAGTTGGCCGCAGAACATGGACTGACAGCGCACCTTGCAAGCCTTTTTAGGTGGAAACCTGAAATAAATATGGCTGCGTGGAAATCAGCAGATGAAGCAATCACCAAGCCATTAGCACCAGCAATAACGGCCAAACCCGGCCGCCCCTCTTTTTCAATCACACCAAAGGAGCAATAAATCATGGCATTCTTAAATGAAACTTACGACGTAAACGAACTCCCTCAAGGCAATTCCGACTTTGCGCCGCTTCCCGCAGGATGGTATAGCGTCACCATCACAGGTGCAGAGCTGAAAAACACCAAGGCCGGAAACGGTCAGTACATTGCGGTTCGCTATGACGTGACTGGCCCGACGCATCAAGGCCGGGTGGTGTTCGGGAATTTGAACATCAAGAACCCTAATCCTAAAGCAGAAGAAATTGGACGCCAGCAGCTCGGCGACCTGATGCGCGCTATCGGTCTATCAAAAGTAACCGATACCGACCAGCTTATTTCTGGCAGCTTGCAGATCAAGCTGGCTATTCGCGAGCAGGAAGGCTATGAGCCGACCAATGATGTTAAGGGCTACAAGTCTGTTAGCGGAGGAGTTCCAACCTTCGCAGCACCGGCTTCTCCATCTGCGCCGCAGTCTGCCAAGAGCGCGCCTCCCTGGAAGAAGTAAGAAAATAAAAAGCCCGGTCTGTTTGCTTAGACCGGGCTAACCACTACCAGAAGGAGGCATGATGAAAATACCAGAAGCAGAAAATACTATAACACATCTAATTGACCAGCACCACGAAACGCAGGACGAGCAGCCCAGGCCACACATGGGGTGCAGTCAGTTGGGTCACCCATGCGACAGGTGGCTATGGCTATCGTTTAGATGGGCTGTGCAAGAGAAGTTCCCCGGTCGCATCCTGCGCCTGTTCCGGCGGGGACAAAACGAAGAGGCCACCGTCATTTCTGACCTGCGAGCCATTGGGATCGACGTGCGCACGGGCAAGCAGCAAGAGCGCGTGGATTTTGGTGCGCACGTCTCGGGCAGTCTTGACGGCATCATCGAGGGCGGCGTGCCAGAAGCGCCGAAGAAGCGTCACGTGCTGGAAATCAAGACACACTCGAAGAAGTCGTTTGATGATCTGGAAAAGAACGGCGTCGAGAAATCCAAGCCCATGCATTGGGTCCAAATGATGACTTATATGCACGGCAAAAAGATCGACCGGGCCTTATATGTGGCCATCTGCAAGGACGATGACCGCATCCACACCGAGCGCGTGCGATACGACAAGGCGGCAGCTGAAAAGATGGTCGCCCGTGGCCAGCGCATCGCGCTGGATGAAAGAATGCCTCCTCCCATCAGCACTGACCCGAGTTGGTATCAGTGCAAGCTATGCAGTTCGCATGAATTTTGCCATGAGACTAAAACAACCAAGCACGTCAATTGCCGCACCTGTGCCCATGCAACGTCAATGGAAAATAGTACATGGCGATGTGAGTACCACGATGCAGATGATATTCCGGTCGAGTATCAGCGGCAAGGCTGCGAAGGTCATGTCCTGCACCCCGACCTAGTGCCGTGGAAAATGAAACCAAGCCTAGATCGATGGACTGCAATTTATGAAATAGAAGGCCGCGATGTTGCCAACGGCGAAGGCGATGCGCATGTCTATACAAGCCGAGAGATTCTTGCCAATCCGAAGATGTGCAGCATGGGCGATGAGTTTGTCGAGGGCGTGCGCGAGCTGCTTGGTGCGAGGG